GAAGCTAATTTAACCTTTGATGGTTCTGTTTTAGCTATAACAGGGGGGATAACAGCTACAATAGGAACAGGTACTGATAATTCTGTAGTAGTAAAAAATACTTCTAATCAATTAGTAACAGATGAAATTGATCCTAAAGTATGGGCAGGAAACTTAGTTGATAAACAAGGAACACCTGTACAATATCAAGTAGCTATATTTAATGATTCTGATACACTTGTTGGATCCTCAAATCTTACATTTGATAATTCCACTTTATCAGTAACAGGTAATGTTACAGCTACTTCTTTTACAGGTAGCTTATCAGGTTCAGCATTAACTTCAATCACAGCTTCTTATGCTTTAACAGCCTCAGTATTAGATGGAGTTGTAACTAGTGCTTCTTTTGCTGAAACTGCTTCTTTAGCAAATCAATTAAATCCTACAGGATTTTTTAAACCACTTGGTACTTCTATTACAACTAATAAAAGCACTACTTCAACCCCTTCCGGTTATTTTTACCCAATGGATTCAAGTGGGGGTACTATTACTTTTACTTTAGATGCTGGTGGAGCAAGCCTCTCAGGAGGAGAAGAATGGGAGTTTTTTGTATTAGATTTAACTAATCAAATTAATTTTGCAGCAACAGGAGGTGAAAGTGTTATTTCTGAAAATGGGTTAAAAGCAAATTCTACTGGTTCTGCAATAGTAGCCAAATTTTTAGGTAGTATAGGAGGAACAAATACTTGGGCATTAGTAGGAAGTTTACAACCTTAACCATATGAAATTAGGAATATATGCTAGGGCAGGACAAATTGCTAACACCCCTAGTTTTATTGAAATAACAGCAGAATATAATGCAACTCGTTCAGATAGATTATGTGGGGGTGATTCTACAACTCAAGTAGTTTATACTGCTACCTCTTCTACTATAGCTGATGCTTTTTTAAATGATGAATCTCTTTATACTGATAGTGCTTTAACTACTTTAGCAACAACTGGTTTTTATACAGATACTATTGGGACTACTAATTATGGATGGAATTCATCAACAGGATGGGTAGGTGAATATCCTTGTTAATATGTATGTTATATGTGGTTATATAAAGAAAAAGAAATACAAACAGTTGAAGATTTTGGAGAAAATTCCCCATTTGGGTTTATTTACATAGTTACACATCTTCCTACAGGTAAAAAATATTTAGGTAAAAAATCTTTATTTCATACCTTAAATAAAAAATTAGGTAAAAAAGAACTTGCACAACAACCTGTTACAAGGGGTAGAACTAAAACAACAAAACAAATAATAAAAGAATCTGATTGGAAAACATATTATGGTTCAGAAGAATTTATTAAACAAAAAATCAAAGAAGGTAAACAAGAAGAATTTACTCGTGAAATAATACAATTAGTATATAGTAAAAAATTACTTACATATTTTGAATGTAAATATCAATTTATGTATGGTGTATTAGAAAACACAGACTGGGTAAATAATAATATTTTAGGAAAGTTTTTTAGTAAAGACTTTGATATTTAAAATAAATTTCTTATATTAATTGTTATGATAAATGAACTTCTAGTAAATCTAGTAGACTCGGTTTTAGGTGCTGGTAAAAGAACATCAAGAGGAAATGTAGCATACCATTGTCCTTATTGCAACCATCATAAACCTAAATTAGAAGTTAATTTCTCTCAAAATAAAAAAGGATATAATCCTTGGCATTGTTGGGTTTGTGATAAGAGGGGTTCTAAAATATCTTTACTATTTAAAAAAATAGGAGCATCTTCTGAAAAATTTGAAGAATTAAAAAATTTAATAGGATCTGAAACTGAAGTTAAAGAAGATTTAACTCTTAAAACTGAAGTTAAATTACCATCTGAGTTTAAAGAAATATTAAATAATAAAGATCTTCTAGCCCGTCATGCTTTGGTATATTTAAAAAACAGAGGTCTTACAGAAGATGATATTTTAAAATATGGGATAGGGTATTGCGACTCAGGGAATTATTCTAAAATGATAATTATTCCTTCATATGATGAAGAAGGAAAATTAAATTATTTCACAGGACGTTCTTTTGAAAAAAATCCTTATGTTAAGTATAGAAACCCAGATGTTTCCCGAGATATAATACCATTTGGTTTGTTTATTAATTGGGAAATACCGTTAATTCTTTGCGAAGGAGCTTTTGACGCCATAGCCATTAAAAGAAATGCTATCCCGTTATTAGGCAAGAATATTCAAGAAAATTTAATGAAAAAAATTGTTACTTCAAAGGTACAAAAAATATACATTGCTTTAGATTCTGATGCTAAAAAACAAGCTTTAAAGTTTGTTGAAGAGTTTATGAATGAAGGTAAAGAAGTATATTTAGTAGAACTTGAAGGTAAAGATCCAAGTGAGATGGGTTTTGAACAATTTACTAAACTAATCCAAAATACTTTTCCTCTCACTCAATATGATTTAATGGAAAAGAAACTCGAACTTATATGAGTAAAAGAAATATTAAAAAATCCTATGATAGAATTCTAGAAATTTCTGAGGATGCTAAGCAAATCACAATGCCAGACTCACGTTATTACAGACGTAATGGTGAATATTATCCCTCAGTAACCTATGTTTTATCATATTATCCTAAGGGTAAATTTTTTGAAGATTGGCTTAAAAAAGTAGGATACTCAGCTGATTATATTGTTAAAAAATCTGGTGAGGAAGGTACACAAGTACATGAGATGATTGAGGCTTATTTAAATGGTGAAGAATTAAATTTTCTTAATATTCATGGTCGTCCTCAATACCATCCTGATGTATGGCAGATGTTTTTAAGATTTGTAGAATGGTGGGAAACTTACAAACCAACTCTAATTGAAACCGAAGTACATTTATTTTCAGATGTACTTAAAGTAGCAGGTACTTGTGATATGGTTTGTGAAATTAATGGTGAACTTTGGATTGTAGATTTTAAAACATCTAATCATCTTCAACCTACTTATGATTTACAAACCGCAGTTTATGGTAAATGTTATGAAGAATGTTATGGTAAAGTTCCTCAACGTTTTGGAATTCTTTGGTTAAAATCAAATAAAAGAAAACATGCTGTAGGTAAAATGCAAGGTAAAGGGTGGGAAATGTATGAATCTTCTCGCTCATATGAAGAAAATTTAGATATATTTTTAACAGTTAAAAAATTATTTGATTTAGAAAACCCTCAACATAAACCTATATTTACAGAATTTCGTACCTCAGCAAAACGTAATTTGTAGATATTATGTTTTTTTCATATATTTATACATAAACGTGTATAAATGATATCATTATTAAAATTAATATTAGAGGATAATGGTAATCCTAAAGGTATTATACTAGCTGGAGGTGCTGGTGTTGGAAAATCATATGTGGTTAGAAATTTATTAGGAGATTTAAATGAAAAAACTGGAATTTTTACCCCTAAAGGTTCAAATTTAAAATTTAAATATATGAACCCTGATGATATTGTAGAAAAAGAAGGAACTTCTTTGGGGGTAGCTATGGGGAAATTTAAAGAAATATTCCAGGATGCTCAAAATAAAAAAGAAAATATCATTTGGGATACTACCGCAGCTAATATCAAAAATACAATGGCTCAAATGCCGGGGTATGATAAATTTATGGTTATGGTTTATACTCACCCTATAATTTCGTTGTATCAAAATGCAAAAAGGGAAAGAACATTACCTATGGAAGCTGCTATTAAAACTTGGGATGGTGTTTACAGTAATATAGAGGAATATAAAAAATTATTTGGAGATAAATTTGTTTTAATTAAAAATGTTATCCCTGGATATGAAAAACAGGTTCAAGAATTTGATAAAGCTGTAGCTGGTGGTAAGGATAGTTTAAAACAATACTTAGAAAATTTAATAGCTAACAATCAAGAACAATTTAAATCTTCATTTTCAAAAGAATTTGAATTTGAAAATAAAGAAATTGAACAGGCGTTTAATGATGCTTTACCTGAAACCTCTTACGATGAGAAAAAAGATAAGAGTATTTTAAAAGGAGTGAAAAAAGAATTTCAAAAAGATTATTTAAAAAAGAATGAAGATCCTGGTTCTAAAGTATTAGAAAAAAAACTCCAGTCAGCTCGTAATACAAAAGAAAAAAATGAACAAAATTACAATGAAGATTTAGAAGGTATTGTTAATAAATTAACATCTTCTAAATTTAAAGAAATTACCGAACCTAATTCTGAAGAAGATATCAAATCTAAATTTAATTCTTTTTTAAAATGAATGAATTGTCTCAATTTTTAGTAGATAGCATTTTAAATGAAGCTGAATCTGATGTAATTACTGCTTTATTTGGGGGAGGTTTTAAACCACCTACTAAAGGCCACTTAGAGGTAGTTTTAAAAGCTATTCAAGACAACCCAGAAATAGACCAA